TGTAGGGGTTTGAGTAGGGGTTCCAGTTTTTGTGGGTGTATTAGTAGGGGTTCGACTGCTAGTTCCCGTTGGGGTTGATGTTTGAGAGGGAGTCCTAGTGGTTGTAGGGGTTTGAGTAGGGGTCGCCGTACGAGTGCCCGTTTGAGAGGGTGTGCTTGTAGGGGAAGCTGCTAATTGCCTTGCCATAGGCATTGAATAATCAATTACTGGCATAGTATATGCTTCTTGAAAAGCAAGAGACATTGAGGGTTCAAATACCTGTAATGCAGTGCTGATAGGCGGATCAGGAGTTCCTAGTGTAGATGAAAACAGGAGGAGAGCGGTAATGACCCGCATAGCACATACCATTTTAATTATAGACGTTATTAAATCTTATACCGCCTAATATAAAATTAAGCCCCCACCCATAATGGGTGGGGGCTTAATTTTATATTAGCACTAGTGTTGAGATTCTCAACGGTAATACCGCCTAATATACATCTAACAACCGATAGGATACACTGAAGATCCAGCAGGCACTTTTTCTTTCCACTGAAACTGTTCAAACACAGGTTTGCGAAGCTGATCCTTTGGCACTGCATCATGAACAGATTTGGCAATGATAATATACAGATCAAATCCAGGATATTTCTCATCTCCTGTTTTATCCTGATAGACAGTTCGACCATCATCATCAAGGGTCCAAGTCCATAGTAGATTAAAGAGAGGACTGACTGTCTCATGCATCTTCCAGTTCCCTTCTTGACTCAAAAGAGGAACGGATCCACCTTTCCGTTTTGCAGGGGGTTCATCATACAAACCTTCCAATAAACTGACAGCGAAGCGACACAAGTCAAAGGAGGGATTGGGAACGATCTTAGGCTTCTCAATGGAATAGAAGGGACCAAAGTTATACTGCCCACCTGCGTCATTATCGGGCCAGTGATCATCGGATAGCCACAAATGATCCTGGATCTTGAAAATGGCTCGGCCAAAATCAATCAATGAAAAGATACGACCATAGGTTGGCACGCGCCAAACTGTATTGTCCCCTGCCTTGTAATACAAAAAAGGTTCTTTTGTTTGACGCCAGAGCACATTATTTGTATGCAGATCATTGTGTGTAAAGGAGATCTGCTTCTGTAAAAAAGACAATACAGTCACTATCTGGAAGAGCCAGGCCAACCACATGGTATCCCATTCTTTTGTTGATTCCAAAATTGTAGTGTCAGGATGCAAGAGATCCTGAATCTCTTCAAGTTCTAGAAGATCATCCATAGTTCCCTCCTGGGCCTCCTGACAAATAATGACAACTGGCATGGAGGGAATATTCAAATTCACATCAGGACATTCTGTCATGGACGAACAGGTCTCACTGTCATCCTCTTCCTCTTCCTCTTCCTCTTCCTCTTCCTCTTCCTCTTCTTGACTATTGGATTCTTCAGGTGCCGATTCTGGCTCTTCATCAAAGTTAAAGGAATGCACAGATCCCTGGTCACCCACAACATCAACTGAATCTAGCGCTAATTCAACTGTATTTGCCACGGAGGCTGCATCCAAATCATCAAAGGGACAGGCAGGTGTGGGTTCTGATTCTATCTCTAAGGAGGCCTCATGAGTCTTGATTCCTTTCCAGAACCATCGGCACTGCCGATAGCTATTGTATTCATCTGTGATGCGAAACTTGTAGCTCTTTGCAATTCCTGTGAAAGACCCATAGGAATTGGCGGCGTGAGGCGTATAACCCTTGTGGCGCATCTGGCCAATGACATAGTTAGCAACAGCATCCACATAGGCCTGATTCGAGGGACTATGGAGCTTCTGAAAGGTTTTCTTCCAAGTCTGTTCTCCTAACGGTAGAAGAGGATGTGCAGGAACTATATATTCGTTCTGTAACAGAGCAATGGGGTCCAGGAGATGCACAACCTTCAAAAATGCCTTTCCTTCTGTCTGATTGCCTGAGGTATCTTCAAGCTTTACCGTATAGATTCGAGGTTCTTCCTCATCTGCCTTGAGCCATTCCGTAACACGAAAAGGGTGATCGAGGGAGGCCAAGCGCCTGTCTCGACCCTCGGGCAGAGGAAAGACTTCGAGACCTGGGTGATACCTCTGTAAGTGTTCAAATCGATGGAAAGTGGCAGTATCATTTTCTGAAATGGATTCCACACGACATGGAATTGTAAGAAGGGACGAGGTGGCCTTCTTCATATCGCTCTTTTGCTTCCATTCAAAATGGATTCGGGGTCCAGGACGCATTTCTTTTTTCGGGTGCTCCATAAATGGCAACTGCAATGAATGTGAATCTCCGGAAGTTTCAAATGAAGGACATTCCCCAGGATGCGGTTGCAATCTTCATTGGGCGTCGCCGCACTGGCAAATCGACTCTGGTCAAAGACCTGCTCTTTCATCATCAGAATATGCCTCTTGGCACGGTTATTTCTGGCACAGAGGAGTCCAACGGCTTCTTCAAGAAGATGATTCCCCCCATTTTTATTCATGGTGAATACAATGCTGTGATTTTGGCTAATTTTGTAAAGCGGCAGAAACTGGTCATGCAGCGGATCATGCAGGATCAGGATCGGGGCGTGGCCTCCAAACTCGATCCCCGTTCCTTTTTGATTCTCGATGACTGTATGTATGACGATAGTTGGACCCATGACAAGAATATTCGCTATCTCTTCATGAACGGCCGCTGGCTCAAGGTGTTTTTTCTCATTACCATGCAGTTTCCTCTCGGTATTCAGCCCTCTCTCCGAACCAATGTGGATTATGTGTTTATTTTGAGGGAACCCTACATGTCCAACCGAAAGCGCATTTATGAGAACTATGGTTCTGCCTTTCCGTCTTTTGAGTTCTTCTGCCAAATTATGGATCAATGCACCCAGAACTATGAATGCCTGGTCATCAATAACAATACTCAGTCCAATAAGCTGGAAGACGCTATTTTCTGGTATAAGGCGGAGATGCACGGAGACTTTCGGATTGGAGCCCCTGAGTTCTGGGCTCACTCAGCTGCCATGTATAAGGAGAAGGAGGAAGAGAATGCCTATGACCCGAGTGCTATGCGGAAACTCAGAGGCCCTACAATTCAGGTAAAAAAGACTGTATAGACTAACTAGAGTGAATGAAGTATAGTCCTGTAGAATTACGACTTGCCATGGGATCTATTTGTGTAATTCTGGCAGTCGTAATGGCTATTATAGTCTATAATCAAGTAGTAATTGATGAGGGATTTGTGGATACAGGAGGATGTGGTCCTGATCAACGCTATGTAGGAGGAAATGGGGCATTTGCTACATGCGATCAACCTGGTATCCGGTGCGTAAATGGATATGCCATGTCGGATATGCCGACCGCGTTACCGCCTATCACACCATTGCCTATTCGGCCAAAACGATACACCAATGATATCTAACTTTTAAATTTACCTAATTTAGAATAGAATGGCAAAGGGTAGTAAATCAAAGAGCATGGGAGCTATAGCTCTCTTTATAGTGCTTATTGTGGTAGTTGCGCTTTCTACAGTGCTTCTACGCTATCTTTTCCGCGTTACAAGTGGATTTACGGATTTAAGCGGTATCACCTCCTCAAATCAGACGCCTGTGCAAGATCCCAATACGGCATATTTGTGCAATTCTCCCAATGGAAATGGTCAGCCCTGTGATGCAAGTGAGTTCTGCGATGGAACAACACAGCGCTGCGTGAAGAAGACATCCTTTGGAGGGCAAGTTCCTGATACGGGCTATTTTTCATAAAGAGCATTATGTATGTATATTTACATGTTTATACAATAAACATGTAAATAGTATGTATTAGTGTATTTATTCAGCCTTGGCCTTCTCCTCTGCTTCCGCCTTTTCCTTGATCTTGCGCTCCAGAACGAGATCTCCCATGGCACCGAAAAGGGTATTTTTATTATCATTTGCAACTACTTCATTGACAACCTCATTCACAGTCTCCTCTACCTTGCTCATAGTTGCAACAGGGGTGGATTCCGTGGCAGGACCAAAGAGCTTCTTCTCAGCCGGCTTGACCCCCGACTTCTTCTGCTCATTGAAGAACGTGGCCTTGTTGTCCTCATTTTCCTTGTATTTCTTCATCAAGGTATTGAGCTCCTCCTGGGCATACTCCTGATCGGCCACCAGATGGGGCTTTGGGTCCCAGGGAGTCCATTTACCAATTTCCGAGCAATAGATATTGTGATACTTATCCGACTTTTGGAGCTTCTTGGCCCGCATCTCCGCCTCCTTCTCATCCCGTGCTACGGCACGAACCTTGAATCCACGGATGCTCGTGCGAAAGTTGTTCTTGGCGTGGAACTCCTCCTCCAGCTTGGCCTGTTCCTTAAATAAGAAGTCTTCCCAGGCCGTCTGAATCTTGGTCTTGTTGATATCCTTCTGCTGCTTTCGGACAAAGGCCTGATACTCCTCCATAACGGTATCAATGGGGATACGATTTTTACGGCAGAGATCCGCTACATCCATCTTTCCGTCCTTATCAAGCGCATTTGCCTTGTCATCCAGGTCCCGGTTAATGGCATTGACACGCTCTGCTAAAAAGGCCTCCAGGCCCTTGACCTTGGAATCCACCTCATAGGAGTGAAGAAAGCGTTCAAAAAAGAAGAGATCCTTCTTCTCCAGAACATTGTCAGGGCTCAAGAAACTTACAAGGGCATACTTCTGCCCTGCAATGACCTCGTCCTCATCCAAATAATCTTCGACGGGTGTTGCTGCCATTGTCTTCTCTTCCGGAGAATCTTGTTTATGCTTTAAACCGCACATTTACATACATGCAAATATGCGGTTTAAAGCATATATGCATCGCGGTTTTTTTCCTCAGATAGAAGTATAAGAATGGACTACGGAGTTGCCGAAATTGTTAACCGTGTGATCAAATATCTCATTGAGGGCTTGGTGGTCGCTGCTGCGGCCCTCCTCATCCCCCGCAAGACACTCCCCATGGATGAGGTCGCCACCCTGGCCGTCCTCGCCGCGGTTGTCTTCGCCATCCTCGACGCCGTCAGCCCCTCGATGGGTGTTACGGCACGACAGGGCGCATCCTTCGGTATCGGTGCCAACCTAGTCGGCTTCCCTCGTGGCCTTTAAATAGGCCATTCAACAGAATTCTCATATGAGTCATATCATATTTGTAGAACATACCCTATTTTTGGATTTTAGTAGTCCATCTAACCTATAGCACTCGCTTGAGGAATTGATGTCATTGTGAAAGTTATCTATATCAATTGATAACTAAACATAAAATTGATTAAATAAACACAGTAGAGTCTCAGTAACCCTATGGCTCAAGATACTGGTAAATTCCGTGAAAACGAAAAGGATCAGTATTATACAAAGCCAGCAGTTGCAAAAAAATGTGTTGCAACACTTCTTGCCATAAAACCTATCGTTTCCTCCTATGAGTGGATTGAGCCTTCGGCAGGAGCCGGTGCCTTTCTAAACACCCTTCCTGCAAATACAGTCCATTATGGAATAGATCTGGAACCCAAAGGCCCAGGAATTGTGGAAGCCGACTTTCTCAAATGGACGCCGCCGCCCACTTCTCTGAATCGTATCTTCTTTGGAAATCCACCTTTTGGCAAACAGGGCTCCTTGGCCAAAGACTTTATTAAACAGGCAGCAATTACAGCCTCTGTAATTGCCTTTATTCTGCCCCGATCCTTTACAAAACCCAGTATGTCCAAGGCATTTCCCCTTGAATTTCACTGCATCCATTCTGAAGATCTGGAGCCAAATGCATTTGAGGTAAATGGAAAAGACCACTCAGTTCCCTGCGTATTTCAGATCTGGGAGAAACGGGCTGAACAAAGACCAGTAGATCCCCCACTTAAAGAAAAGGGCTTCGCCTATGTCAAGCACGGACAGCCCTTTCATATTGCCTTTCGACGAGTAGGGGTCTATGCAGGGCGATCATTTTCTGAAGGGACTTTTAGCCGCCAGTCCCACCACTTCTTGCGACTCGAGGCAAAGTATATCCCTAAGATCACACAGATCATTGAGAAAATCAATCAGCACACCTTTCCGTCTAATACAACAGGTCCTCGAAGTCTAGCTAAATTCGAAATCAATGAAGTTATTAATGAGATTCTTTCGTCTAGTTAGAATGCTTGTGCGTTTATTTGCTGCTATGGCTACTTTTTTAACAGTGGCAGCCAATAATGGCCCCTCTTCTCTCTACACCCTGTTAAATGGACAGACATTTAACCCTCCTGGCTATACGATTGTTATGTATCAGTCCTGTGTGCAGAACCAGAATGCAGGAAATCCATGTGGTTCTTTTAGTGGTTACCAGTCCTCTAATGGCCAATACACCTATCAGTTATATGGTCCTGAGGCGGCTGTGAGTCCAACCTGCAGCCGCACTTTCAAGCTCACTTTGGCCTGTGGTCCTACCATGCAGATGAGCGGTGTCAATGAGAATCCTACGTGCGTATATTCTGCGACTCTGTCTCTTCCTCAAGTCTGTGGCGTAGATCTGACGGTGGGCAACGAGGCTGCATCGGTCAGCCCTACGGTGCCTCCGCCTTCGACCAGTTCTACGAATACATTGACTGCTACCTCTACAACCACTTTGACTGCCACCCCGACCACAAGTTCTACGAATACGGCCACCTCTACCCCCCTCTTTATGATCACTGCATTTCCATCTACAACTTCTACTATGACTTTAACTGCTACTACAACACCGCTCTATATGATTACTGCCTATCCTAGCTCTTCACCTCAGAATGTATCCGCCACCTCAACCCCCCTCTTCTACTATACAGCCTATCCGTCCATTCAGCCCAATGGCACAGGGGAGGGTCTTTTAGGAATGGCCTCCAATCTTATCAATAGCGGCTCCTCCACATCTATTATTATTGGATCTGTGGCTCTTGGTATTGTTGGACTAGGCGCCATTGGTGGTGCAGTAGCCTATTTCCGTGGGGGTGGCACCGTGGGAGGATTTATCAGTAAGGTGAAAGAACAGAAAGGGGCTATTACGCAGTTTGCAAATGCGCTTCCTATTTCTGCAGAGCAAAAGGCAAAACTAAATAAGGTCATTGAGGAACCCACCTCTCTGGTTCCTCAACAGGTCTTAGAGAAGGTGGAGGGCTTAAAGGAACAGGCGCTCCAAGTAAATAACTCAGTTATTCACATGCTCCCCTCTTCTGTAGCAGATGTCGTTACTGAAAAGCAGGCAGCTCTTCTTCATACAGTTCAAGAGAAGATTTTGGAGAAGAAGGAGGCTCTGCTGTCCTTTGCCCCTGTATCTTCAGAACAGGTTTTAACACCTGCCTCTATAAATGAAACAGTGGATCTCCCTCCAGCCCCTGCAAATTCACCTGTTGCAGATGTAGTGCATGTGGCCATGTCATCCGAACAAGTGGAATTAGTAAAGGAGTTCTTGGCTCAGAAATCATCTAGTTAAATAAGTAAAATTGATTTAATTTATCCTAGATACCTAGGACAAATTAAATGGACGATCTACTTGCATCCCTCAAAACCACGGAAAAGAAGATTCATCTTCGCACGCAGCAACGGAATGGTCGCAAGTGCATTACGATAGTCGAAGGACTGGATGAAGATCTGGACATCAAACGGATTGCAAGGGCCATGCGCCGAGCCTTTAACTGCAATGGATCTATAGAAGAAGATGAGCAATATGGTGAGATTATTAAGTTGCAGGGAGATCAACGCGAGAATGTGGTGCAGTGGCTGCTTGATCAGGAGATTTTGACAAAACAGGAAGCCGAAGAACGTATTGTCAAGCACGGTTAGTAGCCTAAATTTCAACCTGGTAATTGTTCAGAATGACCGAGCTCATTGATTTGATAACGGATCCAAATGCCAGGCTAACTAAGATCATGGATGCTTTTATCGAACGCATTGAGACAGAACACAAGAAGCGCGAACGGAATCTGGATCGTGTCTTTGAGCAATACAGAACCAAGCTCCATCGGCAACATCTAAAAGCTGTGCATTCCTATAAGTCTATTTTGGATCAGATGTTTATTGAAAGCAATCGGAATACAGAACCCGATGCCATTGCATTTTTTGAGCGATTTATGAGGGCTGAGGATCGAGAGCCTTGGCGGCAGGTGATACGCGAAGCTCTTCCTGTTCTTGAAAAAGTGGAGAAGGAGGGAGGACGAGTCGATATGAGCATCAAGCATTACGATAGCACAAAGATTTCATCGGGGAGCTGTCTGTTTAGCAATTGCAAAGATGGACATTTCAGTTTTCTAGATGAGTTCCTAGATGGGTTTGATGATTTTTATGAATTCAAGGTCATGAAGATGCACAAGGACGAAAAGAAGAAGAAGGAGGAAGATGAGGCCTGGATGGACAGACACATCGCCGAATGGAAAGCTAAACAAAGCCCTGCAAATGAGGTAGTTCTGAAGGAGTGCGCCGAGATGCCTAGTGAAACGCCTGAAGGTATGTCTAATTAATTTATATGTATTCAGCAGGGATGTCAAAAGAGCCAGTCACAACAACTACAGTCATTACACCTACTCTTAAAACAACATTTACTGCATCTTATCTTGTTTTAATGGGCTACACGGGATTAACCCTCATTGAAGCCTTGCGAACAAATAATACCAATGTGCGTCATGTAATGAATATTGAGACAACAGTAAGCTTGGTGGCGGGCCTCGTCTATGGTATCTTCAATGAAATGATCAAGAGTCCTACAATCAATCTTCATGATATTACAAAAATCAGGTATATTGACTGGTCTATTACGACACCGCTCATTATACTTGTTATTTTGCTATTCTACGGTGGATCCATTCATCCACTCGCCTCTGTCTATGGATCACTCGTTCTACTCAATTGGGGCATGTTAGGCGTTGGCTACTTGGGAGAAGAGGGAACAATTAGTCGTTGGACAGGGTGTATTCTAGGATTCCTATTCTTTGCAGCAATGCTCATGACACTCTATTCGTGCTGCGTTCCAGCAAAAGCCAATCCTGCAGTCTTCTTTTTCTTTGCCATTATCTGGTCCTTCTATGGTATAGCGTATATGCTGGATGAAGAGAATAAGAATATCATGTATAACGTCCTAGATGTGATTTCAAAGGCCATCTTTGGTGTGGTATTGTATTTGTATTTTGGAAAGGTGCTTGATTTCTAGTGGGCTTAAATTTATAATAAGAATACCAATAGAATGTTCAAGGCTCTCCTCCTTGCCGCACTCGCAACCCTATCTGTCTCACAACCTGTTGCAACCAATTGTGATGTAGGATCTGTATTTAAGGTCGATCAGATTACAGTCGAGTATCAATTACCTCCTGTTAATTCTACCCTTATTGTGGCCTATACGGTGCCTTCTGTGATTAAAGATGGCCTGGCCACTTATACCTGCACTCTCAATGGATTTCCTGTGATCAACGAACAGGCACCTCTGTGCCAGGAAACGGTCTGTCCGATTGCAAAGGGATTTCACAATGATTCAAACTCCTTTCAGACCGGCTTGGCTTCAGGGACTCTGAGCTGCACCATGAAGTGGTTGGCGCCTGATTCCTCTGTTCTTCGGTGTATTAAGATCGTGGAAAAGCATTAAATATATTTTTTAGATACACGGCGGGTTCCATTGGCTCTCGGAATGAGCCCCTTGGCTTTCAAGGAAGATCGCATAGTGAAGCCAATCGACTTGCCTTGCTTCCAACGTTTGAGATATTTCTTATCACGTTTTGTAGCCCTATAGGTCATCTCTAATTTAAAGTATTATTCTTTATTTGCAAACAGGTAAAGAATAATGTCAGTGCCAATTGTCATTCTTCATATTGGAAATCAGCAACCCTTTAAAAACTGTGTTCTTTTGAATGCAAAGTTCAATCCTGTGATTATCATTGGTGATAATTCAAACAAAGATCTTGGATCCATCAAGAATGTAGAACATATATCCATTGATTCACTCTATTCGTCGGAACTGGATCTCTTTAAGAATCACTTTGTAAATTATTCTAAGAACGGTGCATTCTATGAATTTCTATGTTTTGCACGGGTATTTTATATGGCACAACTTATGAAGCAGAGAGGATTAGATGCTATTTTTCACACGGATAGTGATTGTATTGTTCTGAATCCGCTGGATCCAATTATCTCCCTCATTCGAAAGACACATACCATTGCCTATAGTCTAGAACAGAATGCAAATCCCTTTCATATGGTCGGATCTATTCATAATGGACTATTGACTCCCGAGTTCTGTGACAAGTTTATTCAGTTGTGCTCGGATATCTATATTACCAAGATAAAACTAGACCTTATTATGCCAAAGATTGAGTTTCATGAAGAGAAGCAGGTTGCAGGAGGGATCTGTGATATGACTCTGTATTACCTGTTGGTCAAGGAAAAGCTCATAGAGGTCTTTGATCTGAATCAGCCCATTCTGATTGATGGAACTTCTAGCACATTTGACCACAGTGTTTTTAGTGCAATGGGGTATAGAGGTGAAAAGACCTATAGTATGATGCCCAATACCATTAAGAAAATCGAGAAGAGTGGAGACCAGCACCTATTCGTCGAACAGGAGTCAGGTCAGAGGATTCGGGCTTTGAGTCTCCACTTTCAGGGACACTCAAAGCCGCATATATTTGCAATATATAAGAATGGCAATTAGCATTGTGCTCTTCGCACAATGCTAAAAATTAAATGATGGATGGTCGGCTTAGCCGACCATCGTTCGTGCATTATATTATGCGGTATTATTAAAGAGACTGCCCTCGCCTTTAGGCAAGGGTGTGTTTCCCAGTGTGAGTGGGTTCTCACACTGTCCATTTTTCTACGCTTATGCGTAGAAAAAGTAGGGTTTAGGGTAGCAAAGCTGCCCTAAACCGTCCGAATAAAACTGCTTACGAAGTTTTATAAGTAGAGTTTGAGGAAGCATAGCTTCCTCAAACCGTCCGAATAAACTGCCACTGCATATCTGAACAGATCCCCTTCCATGCCTGATCCTGAATATACAACTTGTCCCTGTTCTTGAGCAAAGGGAAACAGGCTAGATGTTCATCCATCTCCAACAGCTCACAGAATTTATATAAAATATACCCATAACTCAAAAAGTTGCGGCGACCCTTTGGAATGTGCTTCTTGAACGCCGGTTGGATTTCACGAAACATATGGCGCAATTTCTCTTCGTCCTCTCGGCTCATGAAGGGCGCATTCTGGCCCGACAGTCGATTGATAATATGTGGGATATGTTCATAGTATTTGGTCTCTCCCATATGCCGTAGGATTTCACGCAGCTTGGTTCGCTTCAGCGATCCAAAGTTGGATATTCTCTCTTTTTTGAGTTGCAACAGAATCTGATCATAGATATTTGCAGGGATTTCCGTAGATTCCTTGGCCTGGAACTGAGCCAACCATTCATTAAAATGATTGATCTTCTTATAGGCATAATAGGACAGCTCACGCGGAGGATCCTTATAGGAGGGCTTATCAGAATCAATCAAAATAAAGTTCTTATTGCCGCACTTGGAGCACGTCATGGTGGCCTCATTCATACTCATCGTCATTTCTGCCGAGCACATCTCACATTGGGTCCATTCATCCTCCACACTCTCAGGGGCCTTGGCCATTCCAGGATCCTCGATCTGCAGATACTGATTCAGGAGATCCGAGCGCTGAGGGACTTTCAACTGAGGACTTAAAGCCCCTTTAGGTCCCCCCGATTCATCGGCCTGAATGTCACTCAAAATGGCAAGAATAGATCCCGGTTTTGACCGTGTAGCCTGAGTCGCTACCGTGGAGCCATTGTGGATTTTGTCTTGAATGTCATAGTAATTAAAGAGAATAGAACCCGTTTTAAGGTAATAATCATTGATGGCATCTCCGCTTTCAATGGATTTGACCCTCTTTTCAAGTCGTTCAAGCTGTTGTTCTAAGGCCCAGATTTCCTGAATAGCAGTCAATCCTTTTATCTTTGCCTTAAGACCTTCAATCTGCTCTTTATATTCATCAATATTGACTTTTTCGTCCATGAGCGAATTCATTTTGAGGCCATGCAAAGCATCCAGCGTCGTGCGAGTCTCCGGATAACTGGCCTTGGGGCCCTTTGTTTTCCCTTGAGTTAGCTCGGCCATTCCTGCTTCC